TTAGAGCTGGTCTTTTTTACCTGATACCGATTTGATACCAATCTGGAGCTTTTCCAGCTCCCCCCAGTCTGAGCTTGAGTTGAGCCAACGCGCATACGTCGTCAGCAACATTTGGACGCTGTGGCCAAGCTGCTGAGCGATGAATGCGGGGTTCATGTTGGACATTAAGCATATTGTCGCATAAGTATGACGGCAGTTGTACGGCGGCCGATGAGGCAGCGCTAAAGCCTTCAGCGCTGGCCTCCACTGTTTGTGCAGGTCCGACGTCTGTTTGATGTACTCGCTGTTCTTCGAAGGCGGGAACACGTAGGGCGTTGTTTTGATCTTGCCGATGCCGTTTGCACGACGCTCTGCGTATTGACGGGCGAACTCGAGCGCGTGCAGCGCTCGTTCATTCAGCAGAACAAAGCGGTCCTTGTTGGTCTTGGTTCGCTCCTCGACGAGGCCAAGCGCTACGGTGCGGCAGACATGTACCTGGCGTTTCACCAGGTCGACAGCATCCCAGCGCAACGCCGCGACCTCCGACAGCCGAAGCCCCGTGAAGAATGCGAACTCAAAGAATGCGGCATAGATCCCGCTGGGCCAGTGCGTTGTCTGGTACAGGTGGGCAATGATGCGGTTCGCTTCATCCAAGGAGAACGGGCTGATCTCCTTTCGCGATCGCTTGGGTCGGTCTATCGTCGCGGCCGGGTTCTTCTTGATCAATTCTTCAGCCACTGCTGCTTCCAGAATCGTCGACAGTTTGACCAGGGCGTTACGCCGAACACCTGGCGATGTCCACTCCGTGGCCGCAATGATGCGGCGAAGGAGTGTGGTGGTGATTTGATCTATGCGGATCAGTGCCAGTGGCGGAATCCAGTACAGATTCAGTGCACCTTTGTAGTTGTTGCGCGTGCCGGTTGTGATGACTCGACCATCAAGCCAAAGCTGTGCGTATTCGTGAAAGGTTGGAATGCTGTTCAGCAGAACGGCCGAGCCGGGGAACAGCTCGGCGTATTTGGTATCATCCAGGAGACCGAGCTTGATCAGGCTTTTTACTTGATCGCGTAGTTGGGATGCAGCTTTAATGCCTTTCTGCGTCGCGGGGTAGGGGAGCGTTTCGCATCTGCGGACCCCGTTCCAAGTAAAACGAATCCTGAGGGATTTGCGGAAGAGTTCCACTCCACTGGGCAAATCCATTGTGCTTCTTGCCATTCCTCGTACCTTCTTTTGCTATACATAATGCGATGTCCCTGCTTGTTCCAGACCCCTTCAGGTATCTGTTTGCGTGCGCGGCGCGTCGCAAGAGCCCTAGACGAGATGCCTAGGAAATGGGCCATAACTTCCTCCGACACCTTATCTACGTCAGGGTGAGGTACGGATTCCAAGCTGCTATTAGTCATTTCCTTAACCCTCCCTTCGATGTGAGTTAGATGCTTCTTCCAATGAGCTCGGGGCCGGACGTTCCGTCTGAGGGAAAAGTAACCACATCACGTAGCCTCCACAGTAAATTGGTTGGCGGTGCCGAGTGGTTGTCTTACTAAGCTGCCCTGGATTCCTGTTTGCAGCTGCGCAGCCATTGCAAGTGCCTGTTCGCGCAGTGATCGGGCATCACGCTCGAGCTTCTTGCCGGTACGAAAGGCGCTAAAAGTTTCGGCGGCGATCCGCAGCAACTCGCCGATGGCAACCAGCGTCTGGTGCTCGGCCGGGCCAAAGAGGGGGGCTGCTTCAAGTCGTTTGCAGGTTTGTGCCAAGCGAGTGTGATCGGCCCGGATGAACTGCAGGGAGGCCCGAAGCTCGCGGATGGTTTTGGCGCTTGCGGCGCGTTGGATGTCTTCACCCTCGCGCAGGCCGGTCTCCAGGCCATCGCTGCGGCCCATGATGTAACCGCCCCAGAGCAGCAGGGCGGCCAGAGCTATCAGGATGATCAGTGCACCGATTTGTATTGGGGTCATCATGTGGTGTGCTCCTAGGGTTGTCGTTGGCTGGTGGTGACAGCCGTCAGTGGTGTAGGGGCGGCATGGCGTTGGCCGTCCTGCTGTCGCTGCATGTCTTCATCAGCCTTGTAGGCGCGGATGTCGATCAGCGAGGCGACGTGACGGATGTGCGCGTACTTCAGGGCCTTGCGGCTGGTGTCCAACGTAGTGATCGGAAGCTGGATCCGGCCGCTGTTGATCTCCGTCACGAACGACTGCTCGTTGAGATTGCGAAAGTACTGCTCGCGGACTTTTTCCAGCGGGATCAGGACGTCACCGAAGATTCGATAGAGCAGTTCGACGGTGGCCGATTCAGGCGCCGGATGCAGGCGAAGCGGATTCTGTGCAGCGTTACTCATGGCCTTGTCGAGCCTCCTTGCGTTGTTGTCGTGCCGGGTGGTTCCAGGCGTTCAGGCAGTGGCGTCTGGTCAGCTCGCGCAGATGTTCGGGCACTTCGAGGAGCGCGGCGTTGCGCTCCTCGCGTGTGCGCATGGCAACGATCTGGCGGGCGTACTCCCTAGGCCACGTCACTGCGATCTGCCGGGATGGCAGGAAGATCGATGTCCAACTGCTCAGCCAGCCAGCGGATGCCGGCTTGCATGACGCGGGTCGACTGGCTGTACTGCATTCCGCATTTTTCGTCATACCAGGGGCTGTCCTTGACACGCAGGTACGCTTTGTCGCGCTTCGGGTTCGCTGGCAGGTTTCCCTTGAGCAAACCTTTTTCCCGCATGAGAGCGATCAGTTTGGGACGAGTGAGGCCGAGTTGTGTGGCTGCTTGGGCGAGGGTGCGTTCCATATCTCTCTCCTATGCTGCGTGCGCAGCTGGAGTGGCCGCTGCAGCAAGGTGATTAATGGACTCAATGACCTTTGCGTAGATCTCGGCATCGGAGTCATACAAGGTGAAGCAGCGCGTATGCGGACTCTTGTTGCCGATGCTCAAGATCGCGGTGACGCCGCGGCGTGTATGAGTACGATGCAGCGCCACATGCAGGGGAAGTTCAAAACCCATGTCGAGGCTCAGCACGCCGCCGGTGTGCACCAGTTCGAACAAGCGCTGCTTGTCCTGGGCTTCAAAGCGACCGTATTGACGATCCGCATGTGGGAGATGCACCAGATCGCTGGAGTTGCTCGCGTCGAACGGACCGTTGGCAATCTCTTCAATAAAGTCTGCCAGTTTGAGGTGCATCTTCTTGTCGTTTGGCAGGGTCAGCGTGTGGCGTTCGCTGCCCAGCTCCACGACAAAAGTGCTTACCACTGCGCCGCGCTCAGCCTTGAGACGGAATGCCAGGCATTCACGCTTCGGTGCTGTGCGCAGGACGTGGTTGAAGGTCTCGGTTAGGTTGACCTGGGCGTTAAGCAACTGCAGCGTGCGGTTGTCGATCTTGTACTTGATCATGCTGCGTGCCCTCCACCGTTCGGATCGATAGGAGAGGGCTGGCAAGACTTGGCGACAAGCTTTGGTTTGCTGTTATGAATGACGACCAGACAGCCCGTGGCGAGCTGCAGCTGTTCGATCAGTTTGCGATTGCTGACGCATGCAGGATGGACATGTAGGGATGCGGTGGCGCGCATGGTGATGCCTCACTGTGGTTGGAGAGTGAGGCAAGTAAACAATCTGTTTGGTTTTTGGTCAACACATTTTGTTTGGTGTCAGATCAGAGAGGGGCCTTTCAATGGACGTATTGATGACCACCAAAATATGCGGCCAAGAATTACCACCCGTTGAGCCATGATCTGATCGAAGTCATAGTCTTCGTCAGTGTATTCCTGTGAATTGAAGCTCCTCATTTTGATGCCGTTGGCAGTACGTTGAAGAAACTTAATCCGAAAATGCCCGTCGTGGTCGATTGCGTACATTTCGCCATCGACGATTCGCGTCATTCCCGTATCAATGCCGACTGTCGCTCCCGAAAGAATCAGTGGGTGATTACTGTTCCCGCTGTTGGTGGCAAATACAGCGTTTGAGGGATCTACTCCGCAAGTCCTCATCGTAGCTCGTGAAAAACGAAGCTTGGGTCCAGCGATCTCCTGAACCTCTGTACGCGCTACCTTTCCAGGTCCAGAGGATAACTCCACTTCCTTGTACAACCTTAGCTCCACCTCGTCATTGTCTATTGGTGTTTCTGAGTCCCAAGGAGCCATTGGCTCCAGCACGTAAAGCGGTGAATCGTTAGCAGCCGGGCGTAATGGGTTTCGCTCAGTGCTCTTGGTCCGCATTGGTACATCTTTCCCTTCTAGCCACTCGCGCTCCACGACAAGTGTCAGCGCAACTTCGCCGACCATGTACGCGGGGACGCCCCTAGCTTTCCAGTTCGTGATGTTCTGGTCGTTCTCGAGATCGAGAATTCGAGCGAGCTGGGCCCCCGTCAATCCGGAGTCTTCGAGCGCTTCACGGAAGCGTTGGCCTTTGAGGTTTTGCGTTTGTTTACTCATAAACAGAATGTTACAGCGCTTGCATTCAGATGATAACAAACGTATTGTTTGGTCTTTCCGTTCAAATTGTTTGGTATGGATAACGTCATGAGTACACCTGCTCAGATATTCGATTTAGTACTGCAGGTTGCTGAGGCCTCCGGCAAAAGCCCTTCCCAGCTTTCGCGAGAGTGCAAAATCAGCCCTCAGAGATTCTTTAATTGGCGTCGGCGAGGTATTCCAGTCGCACAGGTTCGACATCTATCGAAAGCACTTTCTGGAGCGCTGCTACCTCATCAGCTTAGGCCGGATTTACCCGAGATATTCCCAGCCGAATCCGATGTTGAAATACAAGCTGCATAGAAAAAAGGCGACCCAAGGGTCGCCCAGTTTCTCCCGATAGCATCACCACAATGCTATCGGGTCGCGATGTCAGAAGGCGAGCACACCACATGCCGCCGACCTTCATCGCGTTTCCAAGGCTCGGAAGCCTTGGTGTTGCTGCCGTTCTTACCACAGAGCTGGCAGCTGTTGCGCCAGGGGTGAACAACGGATTGTTCGCCCCGGCACGGTGCCGGTGTTGGTCTTACGAACCTAGCCGGCGTTTGGGCCTCTCCAGACCACGCGGCAAATGTATCACCAACTTCTGTCGCGCGGCACTGGCAACTTTTAGGATTAATGCCATGAGCCGAATTGCTCTCAGTTCTCTGGAACGGGCGCAGCGGGAAATCCTGCCGCTCGATTTAGCGCTGTACCACGCCGCTCGCGATTACCCGGGCGGCGCTGCTGCCATCGCAGCCACGACCGGTCGTAACCCGACCACGCTGCAGCACAAACTGTCGCCGACCCATCCGAGCCATTCCATCAACATTCAGGAATTCGGCGAGATCCTCGAACTGACCAAGGATCGCCGCATTCTCGATGCGGTGCATGCGCTGGTCGGTGATACGGTTTGGCAGGAGCTGGCCGACACTTACACCAACGACATGCCTGAGACCCTGACCACGGGTATCGCCGAATACTTCCGTCAGGTTGCTGATCTGGCCGAGACTTGGGCCAAGAGCATCGGCGACGGTGTCGTCACCGACCAGGAACTCGCAGCGATTCGTCTGCAGGTGTTCCGGGGCATTCAAGGGCTCCTCGGGTTGTTCAACCGCGCCACCTACGTCAACCAGACGACGCGAGGTGCTGACCGTGGCTGACATCGCCGATTTCGCCAACGATCTGGTGCAGGAACGCATCGATCAGGCCATGGCTGCGCGCAGCGCTGCCAAGGCCGAAAGCGCTGCCCATTCCTTGCTGTTCTGTGAAGCCTGTGACGACCCGATCCCGGAAGCACGCCGCCTGGCTCAACCGGGTTGCTCGCAATGCATCAGCTGCCAGTCCCTCTCTGAGCGGGGGATTCAGCATGCTCGATGAGGTATTGGGACAATTCGCCGATTACGGTCTGGAGCCGACACAACCACTGGTGTTCGGCAAACTGACCCGCTGCAAGACATACCAAGACAAGGGCAAGGAAAAGAACGGCTGGTACGTGGTCCACGAGCAGCGCACGGAGAAGGGCGACACGCTGATCTTCGGCGCCTTCGGTGACTGGCGTTCGGGTGAGACACAGAAGATCAAGGTCAAGGCCGGTCGCATGTCCCCCGAAGAGCGTGAAGTGATGCGCGCCCGCCAGGAAGAAGCCAAGCGCCGCGCCGCCGAAATCGCGAGTAACGCTGCGCGGCGGGCCGCGAAAAGGGCGCAGGGTTTGTTTGAGCGCATGCCGACCACCGGACGCAGCGACTACCTGGACCGCAAACAGATCGTTGGCATCAACGTGCGTTACGCGCCGCGCACCGGCGCCGTATTGGTGCCGATGAAGAACGCCCGCGATCAGATCATGGGCCTTCAGGTGATCTTCCCGAGCAAGCAGGAAGACACCGGCCGCGACAAATCCTATTGGCCCTACGGGATGGCGAAGGAGGGCACCTTCCACCTCCTCGGTCCGCACCCGGTACCAGGTGAACCGGTGCTGGTCTGTGAGGGTTACGCCACCGGCGCCAGCCTGCACATGGCGACGTCGCTCGCTGTCGCCGTGGCCTTCGATGCGGGCAACCTGCTGGCCGTGTGCAAGGTCATGCGCGAGCGCTTCGCCGGCTGCCCGCTGATCATCTGCCGCGACGATGACTGGAAGACCACCAAGCCTAATGGCGATGCCTGGAACCCAGGTGAGGAGAAGGCCAGCAACGCCGCGTTGATCGTCGGTGCCCAGGTGGTCGCACCGATCTTCGCGGTCGAGCGTCACGACAAGTGGACCGACTTCAACGACCTGCACGTCGCCGAAGGCCTCGACGCGGTCCGCCGACAAGTGCTCGCGGTGGTGCGTCCACCGGCGGCTGGTGGCTGGAAAGATCAGCTCGCTCGCAGTGAAAGCGGCGCCTTGATCGCGCACATGCAGAACGTCGAACTGATCCTCGCCCATGACGAACGCTGGGCCGGGGTGATCAGCTACTGCGCTTTCAGCTCGAAGATCGTCAAGTTACGCGCCGCGCCCTATGGGGGCGGTACTGGCGAATGGGCCGACATCGATGATGTGCGCGTCATGAAGTGGCTCGCGCAGCAGTACAACCTGCGCGTGAAGTCCTCGCATGTGATCGAGGCCGTCAGCGTCGTGGCCCACGACCACGCGTTTCATCCGGTGCGCGAGTACCTGAAAAAACTTGAATGGGATCGTGTGCCGCGCCTGGAGCGTTGGCTGACGGATGTCATGGGGGTGAAGACAACTGACTACACGTCCAAGGTCGGCAAGCGCTGGATGATCTCGGCCGTGGCACGGGTGATGAAGCCCGGTTGCAAGGCGGACTCGGTGATGATTCTCGAAGGTGTACAAGGCGCCGGTAAGTCGACCGCCATGAGCGTGCTCGGCGGTGAATGGTTTATGGATACGCCATTTGCCCTCGGCGACAAGGACGGCTTTCAGGCGATTCGCGGCAAGTGGATCGTCGAGCTGGGCGAACTGGACAGCTTCAACAAGGCCGAGAGCACCAAGGCCAAGCAGTTCTTCTCCGCGTCCACCGACACCTACCGCGAAAGCTATGGCCGCAGAACGTTGGACGTGCCACGCCAGTGTGTGTTCGTCGGTACCACCAACCAGGACGAGTATCTAAAGGATGCCACTGGCAACCGTCGCTATTGGCCGGTGGCCTGTACCAAGGTCGACGTGGCGTTGCTGCGCGAGATCCGCGACCAGCTCTGGGCCGAAGCGATGTTCTGTTTTGAGGCCGGCGATCTCTGGTGGGTCACGCGAGAGGAAGCGCCGATGTTCAGCGAGGAACAGGACGAACGCTTTGTGGTGGACGAATGGGAAACGCCGATCCTGACCTGGCTCGAAGAGTCGCAGATCGGCGAGACCACCACCGGCAGTGAAGTGATGAGTCAGGCGCTCAAGCTCGATCCGGGTCACTGGGGAAAACCGGAGCAGATGCGCGTGGGTGCGATCCTCCATCGACTGGGGTGGCGACGGTTCCGTTTGGGTGCCTTGAGCAAGAGCGGCCAACGGCCTTGGGCGTACAAGAAACCGGAGGGTTGGGGCAGGGCGCCTGCGCTGGAGCAACCCGCGTTTGAGGAGCCGTGCTTCGATGATTAAAGCGATCGACATGGCCCTCAAGCAATGGGCGCAGGAGCTGCACAGCGACGAGGTCGCCGCCGGTTACTCGGGCGGCAATATGGTCGCCATGATGATGGAGAGTGGTGGTCAGCTCGTTCGTGGCAGGCGTGGGAGCAGGGTGCCGCTGGAAGCCTCACTGGACATCGAGCGCATCGTCAAGAAACGCCTTGATCCCGAGTTGATGACGGTGGTCAAGGTGCATTACTTCCAGCCCGATGCGCCTCTAGCTGCACGCCTTGCGAACAGTGGCTGCACACGCAACCTCTACTACCAGCGCCTGCATGACGCTCACATCGTGGTCGAGCACTTCCTCCTGGGGGAAGCGGCTTGAACGTGGGCATTACTCTGGCTCACGCCGTCCCACTGGCCTGCCTCCGTCCCACTGCTTTTTGCGGTGGTGGGACGGGCGCAGGCCCCGTCGTTGTTGGGCTGTCCAACCGTCCCACCTTTTTCATGCCTCCCGCCCGTGTGTGCGTAGCGGGTACAGGTACGCGCGTTTACGCGCACGCGTGCTTTTTAAATTTCTTTCTATACACGAGAAAAGAGAGATAAAAGTAGGACGGTGGGGCAACGCCCCAATCTGCGGGGCTTTCAGACGTCCCACCTTGTTTTGGAGAGGTGGGACGCATGGGACGCCACCGAAACAAAAGAAGCAAAAGCCAGCCGGGTTGAGATATTCACCGACATTCGCCAGCCGTTCACCGGACGTAAGCCACACATTCACCGGATGGCATTAAACCGGTCTTGCTGCCACCAGAATCGACCTGTAAAAAGGGGCCATCTTCGATGGGTGCGACCGCAAAGCGCGGCAGGCCACCCACCACCTGACCCGGCCATGGCGCCGGGTCTTTTTGTTTAAGGGGCAGGGCCATGACGAACGAGCAACAGGCACTGGCAGAGATGCCGATCTGGTTGGTGATTGCTCTTTCCCTGGTTGGCGGTGTGTCCGGCGAAATGTGGCGCGCTGACAAGGACGGAGCACGGGGCTGGGCGTTACTGCGCCGCCTCGCACTTCGGTCCGGCGCCTGCATCGTCTGCGGCGTGTCAGCAATGATGTTGCTGTTCGGCGCGGGCCTGTCGATCTGGACGGCGGGCGCCCTGGGTTGCCTGACCGCGATGGCCGGCGCGGATGTCGCCATCGGCTTGTACGAACGCTGGGTGGCCAAGCGGCTGGACCTTAGCGAGGCCGAGCCGAAGGCATGAGCCGGGGAGGCCGGGTAGGGCGCAGATTTCACGGGTCCTCCCCAAGGGCCGCCCCCTACACGGGTTATCGAACTCGCGGAATCTCTCTAGCTGAAACCTTCGCAGGGATGTCCGTCTTTCCAAGTGGAGTACGGGCCTCAGCACTGATAACGATCACGGATGTGCTGGTTGTAATAGGCGCCTTTGGACACCGCGGCCATCAAGCCATTGTGTATGGCCGATGGGACGCCGCAGAAATCGTAAGAGTGACCCTGTTCAAAGCGGATCCTCATTCGTCTCGTTGCTGGGTCGTAGCCAACGGCGGTCATCGCACTGGAACGCACGGCAATCATGTCCATGACATCTCTCCCTCTGACGGATCGTCCACTGATGCTAGTTGAGCGAGGCGGATCTGCAGCCCAGGCCACCGAAAAATCGCCGGGGACCCTGAGGACTTTCAAAGGACACGGGGTCGGAAACCCGCGGGATCGCGTTAGTGGGAGGCCCGCCAGCTTACTGAAATTTCAAACCACTGAAATCTTGAAAGGATTCATTGAAAAGTCGCTGAAAAGGAGGGCTTATGAGCACAGCTACATACCTGTCAAAGAGCGCCTTCGCTGCGCACATCGGACGATCACCGAGCTACATCACCTGGCTTAAGGAAAACGGGCGGCTGGTCCTGTCGCCCAATGGCAAGCAGGTCGACGTGCTGGCCACCGAAGCGTTGATCCGCGATACCGCCGACCCAAGTAAGGCTGCCGTCGCTGCTCGCCACCAACAGGACCGGCTTCAGCGTGATGTGTACAGTCACGTCGCGGCCAGATCCGAGCCGACTTACATGGCTGCGCCGCCGCCCGTTGACCCTGCTCAGGGGCAGACTCCGGACTTCCAGAAAGCACGGGCGCATCGCGAACATTATCTTGCACGCATGGCAGAGATGGAGTTTCGCAAGGCGCAGGGGGAATTGGTGGAAACCAGTTTTGTGCAAAAGGCCGCTTATGAAACAGCTCGTGCGCTCAATCACTCTCTGATGAGCTTGTCGCCGCAATTAGCACCGCAGCTCGCTGCCTTGTCGGACCCATGGGAAGTAGAGCGGCAGCTAACCGCTGCGCTGCGGCAGCGGCTTAACGAAGCGGCACAACTATCAAGCGACGATTTTGGGTTTACATTGAGTGAGTGCTGAAGATGTCCGCTAAGACGCACTTATCGGCTCGCAGCGCAATTGAGTGAGGTTTTTTTCGACCAGAAGCGGAGATAGGCAAGCGGCAACCGTCGGCCGTTTTCAGTCGCTCGCATCCTCAGAGTTCCCATCCGTAGCTACCACTTGACACCGCGGGAGCTTGCCGCTCGGCTCTTGTTTCATATGGGTCAGGCAATCGTTCCTCTATAGCCATCCAACTAACACTTCTTGCGTAAAGATTGCGCTTCACGGCAAAGTCCCGTTCGCCACGACGTTTTCCAGGGTGGTCGCCATCGGCGGCAAAGAACGTTAGTGACAGCCCCCGCTGTGCGCGACTGCAGCAGACGTAAAGCAGTCGCAGCGCTCGGGCTTCAAGTGTTTTCATCACAGTCAGTGCTCGTGCACGATCTGTAGCGCGGGCCTCAGCACTCGCGAAGACACGCTCGTAGTTGTACGTTCGGTAGTCGCTTTCTTCCTTGTCCATCACTAGCATGACGCGTTCGAACTGCGCTCCCTTCTCATCGTGCTGTGTAGCATACGGCGAGCCTTCTGAGACATAGCGCTCATAGGGCCAAAGCTCTTGGGCAGAGCACTTTAAGAACTTGGCCATTGCCGCTTCGAAGGATCGTCTTTCGGCCGGAACTGCATCAGTAGCCTCAGGCTCCTGAGCAGCGCCAGCAACGTCCATGACAAATCCAGAACACGCGTATAGCGATCGTCGAACTCGAAAAGACCTGTGTCACAGGGATAGAGTGCTATGTCACCAATGAAAGTCCCTGCCTCATCCAGCATGGCGACAAGTCTCGACATAACAGCGTGCAGTTGTGTTATTTCAATGTGCTTAGGCTGGTTGAGCAA